GCTGTATTTCTCAAAGAGTCTGCTGATGTTATTGGTAATTTTGAACTTAGATTTAAAGAGGCAGTGGAACGCATGAGAAATCTATCTAGCGGGAGAGAAACCCGTGACGAATATAGGTACGACCTTTTACGCACTGGCATAAGCTAATGCGTCCGATCAAGTCGCTCAAGGGCAAACGCATTGCGATTGTCGGTTTGGGCAATTCACAAATCGACTATATTATTGGTCGAGAAAATTCTGTCGAATGGGATGAGGTGTGGGGCATCAACGCGGTAGCGACCGTGCTTCAGGTAGATCGTCTTTTTATGATGGATCCAGCGAGTCGGTTTTTAGATACCGACGACGCAGGAGGTCAAACCGAAATCATGAGGAAGACCTTACCCAAGCTTGATATACCGATTTACACATGCGAGCTTGACGCAAGGGTTCCTGCTGCTGTTGAGTACCCGCTTGACGAGGTAATCAACTACAGTAAATGCGCGTACCTGAATAACACCGTTCCATTTGCGATTGCTTTCGCCTATTGGAATCAGGTAGCTGAAATCAACCTGTTTGGTCTAGATTACAGTTACGAACACAATTTGCATTTTGCGGAAGCGGGAAGAGCTTGTGTTGAATTTTGGCTTGCCAAATGTATTGAAAAAAACATAGCGATCGGATGCAGTCAGAGATCAAGTTTGCTTGATCAAAATGTAGTTCTTAGAGACAGGCTTTACGGTTATCACAGGTTGGCTGACCCAATGGTCGCTGTTCCGAACAAAGACAAGTGGCTTACTTGCAAGTCTTCTGAGCTGGATCAAAGGTTGGCTGAAAACAACTTGGAAATACCTGACAAACGACCGAAACCTCCAGAGCCTTATCGTGGATAAACTGACGGATGACAGCTTTTTAAAGCTAGGTGATTTAGAAGTAGCTACTACTACGAACAAAGGCCACGATCCAGAGTTTTGGGCGCACCAATTAACTAACAAAATATGTGGCATTTCGGAGCAAGCTCCAGAACATATTCGCCAACAAGCTTTGGCTTTTAAAGATTATATTTATGAGATAAACTTGGGCGTAATTCGCAATGCGATCATTAGTGATCGAACCACAATTGTGGGATTGTTGAATAAACAAGGCCATCATGATATGGCTAACATTGTGAAGCAATTAGATTGGAATTAGGAGGTGCGTCATCGCTACTACATCTGCCATCTGCACAAGTTTTAAGGTTGAGGCTTTAAAGGGAGTACATAATTTTACAGCCACAACTGGTAACACCTTCAAGCTTGCTCTATATACGAGCAGCGCAACCATGGGAGCGACCACCACTGCATTCAGCACTAGCCAAGAGGCGAGCGGAACAAATTACACAAGCGGTGGCTCAGCATTAACTTCTGTCACTCCAACGTCAAGCGGAACCACGGCTTTATGCGATTTTTCAGATCTTACATTCGGAACAGCAACCGTAACGGCTCGTTCCTGCATGATCTATAATGACAGCGCATCAGGTGATCCTGCTGTTTGTGTCGTGGACTTCGGTGGCGACAAAACATCCACCGCTGGCAATTTTACGATTGTCTTCCCTGCGGCTAATGCAACAGCCGCAATCATACGACTCGCATGATTAATGCCGTTATCAAATCTCCAGTTCAAGCCGGGAATAGATAAAGAGTCAACTGATTACGGAAACGAAGGCGGGTGGGTTGACGGCAACCTTGTTAGATTCAGAAAAGGCGCTGTCGAAAAAATAGGAGGTTGGGTCAAGTCTGGAACCAATTCGTTTTTGGGATTGGCTAGAGCTTTGCATTCTTGGATTTCTTTAGGTGGCACTCGTTACATTGGTGTCGGCACAACCCTTAAATACTACATTGAAGACGGTCAGGTTTATTACGACATAACCCCCATTCGCGCCACTACTTCTGCTGGCGATGTTACGTTCTCAGCAACTAATGGCTCATCTACAATCACGGTCACCGATACTGGACACGGCGCAGAGAACAATGACTTTGTTACTTTTTCTGGCGCATCAAGTCTAGGCGGCAACGTCACAGCCGCAGTTTTAAATCAAGAGTATCAAATCCTTTTGGTCACTAGCGCGAACGCTTACACCATAACAGCGAAAGACACATCTGGTTCGACCGTCACAGCGAATGCCTCAGACTCTGGAAACGGAGGAGGTAGCGTCGTGGGGGCTTATCAAATAAATGTTGGTTTGGATGATTATGTTGCCAGCACAGGTTGGGGTGTAGGCACATGGGGCGCTGGCACATTCGGATCGTCCTCCGCCTTGTCAGCTAACAATCAACTTCGTTTGTGGACGCACGACAACTTTGGCGAAGACCTTATCATTTGCCCCCGTGGTGCAGGAATTTTCAGATGGAAAGAGGATAACGGGACGAGCGTGAGGGCGCTCGATCTGTCTGGAATAAGTGGCGCCAACTTGGTTCCAACCGTTGGGTTGCAGGTCATCACGAGCGAAACTGACAGGCATCTGGTTGTCTTGGGAGCCGACCCGATTTCAGGGTCTTCAAGAACGGGATCTGTCGATCCCATGCTGGTCGCTTTTAGTGATTCAGAAAACGAACTACAGTTTGAACCATTGTCGACAAACTCTGCCGGATCGGTGAGATTGTCCTCTGGTTCTCTTATTGTTGGCGGGATTAAATCTCGTCAGGAAATATTGATCTGGACCGACACTAGTCTTTACTCAATGAACTTCATTGGACCGCCGCTTACTTTTGCATTGAACTTGATTAACGAAGGCGCTGGATTGATTGGTCCCAAAGCTGCGGTTAATGCGCCAAACGGTGTTTACTTTATTTCCAAGAAAGGGTTTTTCTTTTACAACGGCGCGGTGCAGCAACTACCCTGTTCTGTGCAAGAGTACGTTTTTAACGATTTAGATTTGAGTCAGGCATTCAAGTGCCATACAGCTCTCAACGCAGCTTTTTCGGAAGTTTGGTTTTTCTACCCCAGCATTGAAGACGACACCGGAGAGGTAAGTCGTTACGCTATTTACAACTACATTGAAAACTCTTGGTCGATAGGAAAGCTGGTTAGATACGCATGGCTTGACGCGGGTATTGAAGACAAGCCGATAGCTGCTGGTGAAGCATCATCATCTAATTGTCTTTTCGAGCATGAAACTGGATTTAACAACGACACGGACGCAATGCAAAGTGTGTATATCGAATCGGCAGATATAGACATTGCAGACGGCCAAAATTTTGCTTTTGTTAAAAAGATAATCCCTGATGTAGCTTTTGTTTCTACAGTCGGTACGTCGCAAACGCCAACCATGAATATTGTGGTGAAACGGAGAAACTATCCATCAGAATCTCTCACGACTGATAGCACTAATCAGATTACCAATTCATCAACCTATGCTGATGTCAGGACTAGAACAAGACAGGTCGTCATGCGGTTTGAGTCTGATGACGATGTGTCTGTTGCGGCTAATAACAAAGATTTTAAATGGAGGTTGGGGAAAACCAGAATTGATGTGCAGCCTTCGGGTAGAAGATGAGCAAGCTGCTAGAAACCCGTCTACCTTTGGCGGCAGGAGAAAGCACCTCCAGCGACACCTTTAACAGATTGATTCGAGTGCTTGAACTAAACCTTGGAGCTTTCGATCCTGACATCTCTCCGCACTTCACAAACGATGAAATCGACACATTGCAGTTTTCGACCGGTTCTATAATATTTAACACTACTAATGACATTCATCAGGCGTTCGATGGCACACGGTTTAGAAATCTGTATGAACATCAAACTTATCCGACAGGCGTGTCGATGACAGCCTCTGTTGGTTCTGTAACGGTAACCACGAGCTAATATTATGTTGACAGAAAATGTTTCGCTGAGCCAAATGTTAAACAATTTGTTAGGTGAGCAAGAGGCCACAAATCTTATTGCGTCAATGCCTGAGTCTGGAGTTCGCCCAGAAAGAGCTACAGTGCCACAACCCATAGCATCAAGACCTGAAGAGATGGTTGCCCCTGAAGAAGGTCGACAAGCGTTAGTCAGCGCATTAGAACACGCAAACGCCTCTGCAAATGCGCCACTAGCTAGAGAAGCGCAGACATTGGCTGCTCAAGGTCGAGGAATGGACACGATGGTGGCTCACGTTGCTCCCGGCGAGGTGGTTCTACCGCCTGAAGTTTTAGAGGACGACGCCTTTACAGACATCTTGGACAGCAAGCTGACCTCGATGGGTTACGATCCAGAAGAAAGAATTGTTGGAGCTGGCCTTGGTCCAGTTAACCCGCAAACCGGATTGCCTGAGTACGGCCTGAAAAAGGCACTGAGAAAAGTTGCCAAGGTAGCCTCTTTCATTCCGGGTCCATGGCAGTCAGTGGCGAATTTAGCTGACAAAGCTTATACGGTTTATGACGTAGCCAAGGGCAGATCAGATCCTCTTAGTCTGTTGACGGTAGCTGGTCCATTGAGAACTGGGCCTAGCATCTTGGACAGCTTAGGTGGGATACGCGACGTCACCCAAACAGGTCGAGCTGGCGCTGGCGGTATTATTGATTTATTCAGAGGCGAAGACAGCGCGTTTGGCGGCAAAAACATTTTAGAAAACATCCGCAACATTGATGCAATTTCCCAGAGGCGGGGAGACTACGAAGAAATTTTAGACTCTGATGGAAACACTGTCGGGTTGGTTAACAAATACACTGGTCTGCCTATAACTGAAGATATGGCGGAATTGCTTTTGCCCGGAGGGCGATCAGGATTTGCAATCGAGCGACTAACGCGACCGATTCAAACAATGATGCTTGGTACGGCTGCGGAAAATCAACAAAAAGCAAAAACTATTTTAGACCAGATACAAAGATCAGGAGCGGTCGCTAACGCAGACGGCTCTATTACTAATCCTGTTGACGGTGTGACATATTCTCGAAAAGAGCTTGAAGAGCTAGACGCAATTGAAAGAAATTTTGGACGAGGCGGAGTTTCAGCCGACGCCGCAGCAGAAGCTGATTTTTATAGAAAGCAAGGGGTCAAATTTCCAACAAGCGGTGCTGCCGCTGCCGCTGCTGCGGGCGCTGGAAGTCGACCTCAGTCAACTGCTGCAAAAGCCATGGAGTTTTTGTTTGGCAAACAGGCCGCAGACAGAGGCATATTAAACACCTTGTTTGGTTTAGGTGGTAGTGGCGGAGGTCCGGGTATTGGCGGTTTGTTAAGCGCTGGCCTTCCAGCTGTTGCGCTTGCCAAGCTGGCAATGGATGAAACCAGAAAAGACAAAGGCGTTCCATTGACGCCGCTGACGACCATGGGTCCAACAGGCAGATATAACATTGAAGCAGAGATAGCTAGAAGGATGGGTCAGGAAGCGCCTAACCCAGTTGAGTTTGGCTTACTACCTCGCGGCACGTTTCCGGCGTTGAGCGGAGGCAGGGCATTGCCCTCAGAAGGCGGCGATCCAAGAAGACCTGCTGTGCCTTCAACTTATGCACAACAGTATCACATGGGTGGTATTGTGCCTCTTGAGTACGCCAACGGCGGTACAGTCGCCATGGAGGACTTTGTGCGAATGAATGGTGATATTGATGGGCCGGGAACCGAAACGAGCGACGACGTCCCTGCAATGCTTTCTGATGGGGAATTCGTTATGACGGGAAGAGCGGTTCGAGGAGCTGGGGCTTATTCAGTAGCAAACAACAACGGTATCGTTACCTTGTCGCCTACTGGCGAGCCGGGAAGGGAGGCTGGAACAAACACCATGTATCAGATTATGGATTTATTTGAGGGAGTTGCATAATGGCTTTAGGTTTTTACAACCCTCTACAAAGACTTCTTGGCGGGCGTTTAAACGTAAGTGGTCAGCCAGAAAGAAACTCAGCAGGAATTATTAATCGCCCTAATCCAATTAAATTTTCTAATGGACTGCCTCAACTTACTGGCTTTCAAAGCGAAGACTTAGGAACAAATCCTTCAGATTTTGCCAGCCTTATGAGCGTAGGCGGCAACCCAATGTTGAGCGTAGGCGGCAACCCAATGTCAAAAGCAATGCCAGAACCAATTTTTCTTGGTGGGCCTTCTGCTCCTTCACAAACCCGACAGCCCGGAGGGCCGACATATGAAGATATGAGGTTTACAGGTGTGGCTAGAAGTCAGCCAATGCTTGGGCTTGGTCAAGAGCCTCCTGAAGAAATGTTTTTAGATCGACTCACTAACGAACAAGTAACTAAAGAGCAAGTTGATTCTTTAGGAGGAATGGGAACATTTTTAAGCCCAAGTGAGAAATCAAGTGTTTTAGAAAGAGATCTAGCTGATTTTGATCATCTACGAGCAGCTCAAGCAGGTGCTTCTGGTCCAATGCCATACGCAGCTTCGGTTGATCAGGTAACTAGAGGGTTAGATCCCACCACGCAGCAACTTTTATTTGGCTTGGACGGCAAGGGCGGTTTTATCCCCGGAGCAATGCGAGCGGCGGAAAGAACTTTTTTTGATGATCAGGGCAATCCTGTTGTCATCCCAGAACAAGTAGCCGATCTTACGCAGGACCAGCTCGATGCATTTCAACTCGCAAGATCTGGAGTTGGATCTGAGGGACGGTTTTTAAGCGACGCAGAAGCCGCTTACCGATCTGGAATCGGTAGCCTTACAAGCGGACTAGAAAGAGGTTTAGGCGTCACTGAGGGTGCTACAGAGCGTTTTAGAGACGATTTGGGCGGCGTAGAAGACATTATGCGGGGAACCACTCGCGGTTATGACCCGTCTATGACGGAACAATTTTACAACCCTTATGAAGACCGTGTCGTCCAGCAGACGATTTCTGACGTCATGGACGCTGGCGATCGGGCAGATATAGCGCAAACCGCTAGAGACATTGCGACCGGAGGAGAATCCGCATTTGGGTCCAGAGCGCGTCTGACATCCCAAGAGAGGCGTGAAGCGCTTGGTCGTGGGTTAGGAGAAGCTCTAGGCGGGATTCGCTCTAGAGGCTTTACAGAGGCCCAGAGAACCGGTCTTGGTGAATTTGGCAGACAGTTAGCTTCGGAACGAGCAGCGGCAAGTGGGCTTGCTGGTTTGGCCAGAAGTGGTTATGGCGCTGGTACTGCACTCGGTAATCTGTACGGAAACATAGGACAGCAGCAGATGCTGGGTCAATCACGGCTTGGTAGCGCCCTTTCTGGATTAGGAAGACAAGCACAAACAGCTCGGTTTGGTGATATACAGGCGCTTCTTGGGGGAGGCAACCTGCAACAGCAGCAAGCTCAACAGCAGCTTCAGGCGAGCCGTGCTAACGCCTTACAGGCGCAAACGGCGCCACTACTCCAGTATCAAAGCCTGTTACCATTCATCCAGACAGTGCCTACAGGCGCTATGCAGACGAATATTGGATTCCAGCCTACACCAAGTCCTCTACAAGCAGGTTTGGGCGTTGGCTTGAGCGCATTGGGAGCGTTAGGTAATTTCATGAATCCTAGCCGTTATTATTCACAATCTAACCCGTACCAATCATAATGTCAGAAATAGATTTAGGTTTTGATCAGTTAGATAGGGCGCTCGATATTCGAGAAAGAGCAGCCAAGATGAACAGAATGGAAACAGCTTTTGCTGTACCAGACTTTGAGAAAGCTCAAAAGAAATACGCAGATCGTTTTTCTGCAATTATTCCAGACAGTCGACGAGCTGATCTTTTTGATTTAGCCAGCAACCTTGGCGCACAGTTATTGAGCCAGCCTACCGGACCCGGAAGTTTTGCCAGAGGTTTGGGTATGGGTTTTGCTGCCTTTAATCAGCAGCTAGAAAAAACAGATCGAGAGAAGCGAGAGCGCGATCGCACGATTGGCATTGAAGCTTTAAAGCTTGCAACAACAGATGAAAACGCAGCGAAAGAAAGAATAAGCAAATATATCATCGAAGAAATGAAGCAAGCCAACAAGTCGGTGAAGTATTTGACTTTTGAAATGGATGAGCTTGACGCTGAAGGAAAACCAACTGGCAAGCGGATTCAGGTGCCGGTTCCTGACTACGACAGGAAAACACAAGAGGCTTATCGTAATAACAGAACTAAAGACAACCCTCTGGGTGTTGACCGGAACGTAACTGTAACCGGTCAGGCTGAAAGCCAAGTGACGGTGGAGGCGCCCAAAACTGCCAGCTACTTTGCTAAAGCGGAAGGCAAAGCTGCATCTGACATGATTGATGCTTGGGTGAAAGAGGGAAATAACGCAAAAGATCAGCGTAACTCTATTGATCAGGCGTTAATTGTTTCCGAAAAACTTACTGACGAAAACTTCGGCACGATTGCTTCCAACACGCTTCCTTTTAGAAAACTGTTAACTGAGCTTGGCGTTATCGATGACTCAGAAACAATTGGCGACCAAGAGCTTATGCTTTCTCTTGGAACGCGGTTTGCGATGGCGCTTGTTGGGCAAACGAAGGGTGCCGTGTCTGACAGGGAAATGGAATTATTTATTCGAGCTTCGGCTAACTTGGGGCAAAGCTTAGAGGGCTTTAAAAAGCAACTTGGGTATTTAAGAAAGATAGCAGACCTGCAAGCAAGATTTAAAACTGACTTTGTCAGAGACGCTAAAGAAGGAAAAATATATACCAGCGAAATGTCAGACGAAGAAGTTGCTTCAGCGTTAAGGGCTTAT